AACACCACCTCCTGAACCTGCATAAATTTGACTATCCCAATCACGGGGTCCATCCTCAGCATACCCCATGGCCATAGAGCCTACACCGCCGAGACCACCATACTGACCCGGCCACTGAAGTTGAGATGACCCACTAGGACGAGATTGAACAGATTTTTTAGGAGATTGAGCAGGTCTACCTTTACCAGCTGGAATTATATTCGGAATAACCCCTGCACCCATTTTACCAGGAGCAGGAGCAGGAACAGGAGTAGACGGTACTGGGGTTTGCGCTGGTTGGTTATAAGGTATTGGCTTGCCAGCCGGTTTAAATTGCGGAAGGACATGCGGATTGTACCCAGGATGGGGTAACTCTGGAAGAGGTGCCCCTGGTCCAGTATACATATCTGGAGGACGTGGTGGGAATATATTTGGATTAAGCTGAGGTATCCAATGCTCCGGGTGCTTAAAGGGCTCAGACTGAGGCACCAAAGGAACATCGGGTGCTTTAGGCAGTAAGTGTTCTTTTATCCATTTCTCAATTTGATCCTTTCCACGATCTGCACTGTCTGCAATAAATTTATCCAGTTCATCAAATCCCTTTTCTAACATCTCATTTAATTTTTCCTTAGCGTCTGGACCAAAAAGTCCCAATTCAGTTAACGCTATTCCACCCAGTCCTAATATCCCTGCTCCTGCCGTCATCTTTCCTATAGCAGCAACCACACTATGAGGATGAGCTGGGTTAAGAAAATCACGTATACCTTTAGCGAGCTTCTTCGTCTCCTCAAAGGTAGCAGCTTCTTTTGCAATACCTGTAATTACATGAAAAGTCTGCCTGATAACTGCAGAGTTCTCTTGTAAGGCTTTTACAATTATTTCAGACCCAGGGACAATAGCACTGGCACCAACCAGTACACCTGCGCCTATAGGCCCTGAACTAAGAGCACTTCCGATACCCCCACTAGTATTATAGCGAGAGTGATGACTGTCGTGACTGTGATGAACACGCTGAGCACGGCCAGAAGGATCATGGCTGTGGGAAGGTTGAGGTGGTTGTCCTGGTTGTCCTGGTTGTCCTGGTTGTCCTGAACCTTGTAAAATAGTTTTAATATTCTTAAGTACGTCAACAAACTCTCTGTATATATCTGGAGGGAGTTCACCTACCCTCGTATTAGGGTATTTCTGGGCGTCAGCCTTTATTTGATTGCGAAGAGTCTTTAGCTCGTCAATCAGTTTCTGAGAATTATTGTCGTGCTTATTAGATGCATCCTCAATAGCATGAGCGATTTCTGACCAAATCTGGCCATAGGCTCGACCAGCTGTGACATCCTCTCCTGACATACCCCCACCGTTGCCTCCGATGGGGCCTCTCGCCAAGAACTGATTTGTCAGACTAGCCACTTACTACTTGTTCCCTACGATTGATTTAAAGCTAGCTGGTCCAGATGGTTCAATATCTAGCTCAACTTCGTGACGAGCCTCTTCAAGGATTTTAGCTGCTAGACCTGCAGAGACCTTAGGAAGACCAACGACAGAACCAGATTGGTGAATATTAGGTTTGACTGTTGTTAGTGGTTTTGGTGGTGTTATCTCTGTTGCCTCTGCATCGCTGACACTCTGGATTCCAACTCCTGCTTGACGTTCGCCAGTTCCTCCAACTCCCGTTGGTGGCGCTTTTGGAGCCATAGGAGTTTTTGAAAGGACATTCTGTGCTGCTCGCTTGGCATCAGCCCTAGATGCTTTATGAGGAAATATTCTAATTCGTACAGCTGCTGAGTCGGTATCAGTGGGAAAGAATTCGAGGATTGAAAATCGAAAGGAAACTTTCTGGTCCAGTCCACACTTTGCGCACTTGCAGTTCATGATGTTGTCAGGACCATATTTGAAAGTTCTTTTGAATCCATCAATCACGAAAATATCTTCTGGAGAGAAAGCTTTATTGATAATGTCCCATTTCTCCAGTGAATCAAAGTTGGTGTCGAACTCCAACATGCAAAGCAGTTCAGCTTTTCGCATGTGGCCTTCGTTTGGTTCTTGGATGTTGAGCATTCGGACTTGATCAGACGCACGAACGTCATCGGTCTCCTTGGGGAGACGGAAGGTGAGCGGGATGCCGCAGGGGAGGTCTAGTGTCGCGCCATCGGCGGGATAATCGTCAGGGACGGATGGGGACACGATCTCGGTGAGATCAAGCCTGCTTAGGTTGGGATTATCGCAGGCAGGGCAATTCCAAGGTAATTGATAGGGAAAATTCATATAAGAGTTAACACGATGCCAATAGAGTATGAACAGAAAATCTGGCTCATAGAGTTCTTCTACTGTTACACCTTTTAGGGTGTTACCTATCAAAGCACGTAGTGCAGTAGATGATCCTGTTTTTCTAACTATGTAGTAATTCTCAACTTCAGTAGGCCCTAATTGACGAATCGTAATTTCAGACTTGTAGAGCTTAGCTCCAGGCAAAGTAATAGGATAATACTGTAAGTCCGACATTGTACCTCTCCATAGTGTACCTAGACGTAGTGTACTATAACTGTAGTGCTTGGATGTTTCTAAGTGCTGCACCAGATTGTGCTGCTGGAGACGGGTTAGCTGTTGAAGTAACCCTTCCCTGCTCTAAAGTAATGATACGATTCACCGCAAAAGTCTGTGATATCACTGATCGTGCTGAAGGTTCATAATCCAATCGAAGTGGTGCCATCTGTACTGGGAAACAGCCCTTATAGACAATTCTATACGTATCCTCATTTTTCATGTTCTGAAGCCATACATTTATATCCCTTAAATAACCACCCGGACCGCCAGGATATTTATATGTTCCGTCATCGATACCTTGGTTGTTATAATTCCTCATTAATTTCTTCCAAGCGTAAATATACTCTATGGGGTTTTGATACTCATCGTCGTAAAATAACAATTGCAATGCTGTGGCGTCAAAAAAGCCTGCCGAGAAATGGTGTCTTCCGCCTATCGGATGTGATTCTGGAGAGACAACATTATCAAAACCTGCCTCTATCTGCTGAACGATAGGCATTTTATCGTCAGAAATCCCAGTTAGTTTTGGCAAATAAACATTGAATTTCCATACCCGATGAGGTTCTGGGACTGGGTAACCGTGATATGTACCAATAGTGATGGTACCACCAGTCCCAGGAGTCCCAGTAGTGCTATTAGCACTAGCTTGGGGGACTGGCGTAGAAACATCAACGTCACTACCCCGTATGCTCGGTAGCTGTTGCGGTTCAGCCATGAGGGTTAACCAGCGGTTAGTCCTTGTTGAGAGATTGCGTCTATATCCATATAGTCAAAACTCCACGTGATATCCGGGGCTATAGCACGACTATCTGCCATCGTAAGAGCCATAGCAGGATTGGCAATTGGGAACACGCCGTATAGATAGTTAGCAACAGTTGGGTTATTCGGATTATCGAACATCTGAACTTTTGCGGTAGACTGGATATCTACTTTATTAGCGCCAGCACCGGTTAACCAGTTGTATGCAAGTTTCATCCAAGAAGCTATAGATACTCGGATAGCGGAGTCTGTTCCTTCAACAAGGGTAGTCCTCCAGGTATGACTAAACTTAATTCTACCGGAGTAGACTAAGGTAAACCCAGCCAAATCCACAGGAACCTGATCAAGAGATATCCCAGGATACTCAGTAGCAGTACATCGCATACTTAGTATCTGAGAAGATATACCTCCTTTAGGAGCACCTATTATCATTTGAAACTGATAACCTTTTAATGGATCGACTAGAGATTGGATGTCATTAATAGTGACAGGGCCAGCCATGATTTACTCCCTCTGCTTTCTTTAAGCTAGCCAAGTGTACTAGAACCACCTAGTGTACTTTGGCCTAGTTTGAACGTCGATGTTGGGACGGAAGGGGCAGTACCGGTTAAAGAACTAGATATTAATGTTCCAGGTCTCAGAGAAACCAATCTGCCCTGCTGAAGCCTAGCAGTTAATTGTTGATTAAAATTGCTTATATCCCCAGCACTGGGAACAAACATATTCATTCCAGGGATTATCTCAGTATCTGGGGTGACCATCTGGTTCGCTATTGCAATAACCCACCAGAGATCATGCGTGCCATAATTATTCCAAGAGATTAAGTCAGGAACGCCCTCTAATGAAGCATCAATCCTCAGAGCAAGACCTTGTGAGTTTCTGAGAAAATATGGGAAATCTGTCCACAGAAACGTATAAGGGTCAAGTATGTCTTTACCATTAGGATCAGTAACGACATTGAAATAGTTGTCCATGCTGTAAGGACGACTAATATTTGTTGCCATCTTACTGCTGAGCGATAGCTAAGTTAAAACCTCGTTGAATTACCTGGAAATTGACGCCTGTAGCAGTGATAATGTTCTGAAGTTGGATGAACTCGGCGTCTTTTTCAGGCTGTAGATACACGTCAACGTTAAGCTGATTACTATCAATAATTTGTGGCGTGTTATTAGTTTGATCGCAAATGACCTGGAAGGTGTAAACACCATTCTGGGCCTGCACGGTAGTCAGATACTGACTGAGTGCAGTCACAATATCGAGACGAGTGTACTGGTTATTCAACTCAAAGAGCTTGTATTTCAAGAACTGTTTTGCAGCACGCTCAAACGTAATAATCAGACGCCTGACATTAATACGATCAAGAGCGCTTGGTTTACTCTGTTGGGTCTTCTGACCAAAGATGACGATACCGTCTCCTGGGGAGAAGATGATTGGGTTGATGTTGACAGGGTTACCATAGAGAGCCTCGATCTCGCCCTGCTGATCGTAGCGGACAGTCACATCAAGCGGTGGGAGCGTCTCCGATCGTAAGACGGCTCGATTGTAACCAGCAGGAGCGTACCAAGGGTACGTCACCCAGTCTGTTCTAGCAAAGACCTGTGCTGCAAAGCCTGACGGAGGTATGGGCAAGTTAGCAATGTCATTGTAGCTATCGTAAATCTTGACCCAAGGAGAATATAAAGCCGTGAAACTAGACTCAATATTCTGGTAGTTCAATCTCCAGTCAGACGCGTAAGTTATAGGAGATATCTCAGTACGGTCATACGGTATATCGAAGATAGCAAAGCAGTCACGACGTTTTTCAGCAAGAGCTTGGATCGACTCTTGCACAGACCAGTCCTGATCCGAGACATAACCTCCATTGATCAAGATGTTTATGTCGACAACCGCCTGATTAGCGTATAATTGCCAAGCCTGAATCACATCACCTGAAGTGATTGCAGCGCCATCACTACCTTGTGTAAAATACACAGGGTAATCAGTAAAGGCAGGCATAACAGTGTTAGGAAGATCCACGTTATCCTGAACTCTAATGTAATTAGAGAAACCATTAATCCTGGTCTCTAAATACATGTTATTTCCATAACCATCCTTCTTGGAAGAAATTCTAGAGACTTCCCAGACTTCCTTGGTTATGGATATTCCGCTCTGAGTCTCTTGAACAACAAGCCTAAAGGCCGCAGGGTCCCAAGCAACGGACTGAACCTGTATGCTAACGTTATTAGCCCATTTACCAGGATTTTCCGCATAGATCATGATACAAGTATTAATAGTATCAGAACCATTGAACATTGCAGATATAGGTATTCCTGTCCCTGGAGCAACAGTAAGGGTCACTTCGAGAGCACCTACCTCAGGTTCGAGGATACCTGTTGAAATCCCCTGACCAGAGATATTCCCTAGACTATCCACTGTGACTGGGATAACAGTCTGGCCTATATGAATCTCTTGCAGAGTGACAATAGGCGAGGGGGTCAACGTGGCAGCGAAAGTAGGATTAGCGTTGTCACCAACGCCAATCTGTTGAGTCTTATTGACCGGGAAATACTCAGGGTCCTCATCCCTGACACCCTCTCCTAGCGGAGTAGTCGGGTTATCAGAAACGTAGGTAGCAGAGATGTCCTGGTTATTAGGAGGAGGAGTATCAAAGGTTACGTTAATCACGCCAGAGAAGTAATTGATCGTACCATTGGTAATACCAACACCATAAATATTACTGTCACCAGTAGCGGACAGATACCTAGCAGTAACGACAGTTTGATCAACAGGAGGAGTCGTGAACAGGACAGTAAGTTGACCTGTCTGCATGTTAATGAAACCGGAAGTCAATCCAGGTCCTGTAATATTACCCAGAGAATCAATAGTGACGTGGATCTGTGTAGTACCGTTCATAATAGAAGTGAGTGAACTAATCGGAGCATTAGATAAGAAACTTGTAAACTGTGCAGTAAGCCCGTCACCTAACCCAATTTGTTGTTCTTTATAAACCGTAACAGGAACATCACCTGAGCCAAAACTAAGGCTCGTGAGAGACTCAATAGGAAGGTTAGGTAACAACCCAGCAAATATTCTGCTGCTGCCATTTCCTACAGAAAACTTATGAGTAATACTCTGGGACAGACCAGCTTGATTAACTAGAATACCTGCGTATCTCCCTTCCACACATATTCTTGTGAAATAAAGTTGGGTCATTTCTTCAAGGGCGCATATACTGCAGTACATCGCATAACCGTAATCTGTATTAGGCTTACCATTAATCGTAGTAAGACCACCAACATTAGTAAATAGAGCCCTCTTATTGACAGGACCACGCTCTGCCTGCCCTACGATAGCTCCTACAGAGGTAGCTTGGTTTTGAACAATTGCTGATAAATCAACATCCCTAGCATATACCCCAGGAGCGATATAAACCGCCATGTTTGTTCTCCTACTCGTAAAAGATAGAACGGACCATGCTTCATAACCAAGTCTATCTTGGTCACAGAGAATGGAATATTCAGTTCTTTGTACTGTAATAACCCTCGATAGCTCGTCAGGTTATTTATTTGGGGGCTGTGTAGTTAACACAGCTGAAGCACTTTGACGTATCTTTACGCCTCTAGGCAGAGAGTAATTGTCAACAGGCGCAGGAATCGTCGTATGTTTTTTCGGGCTAATCCAATAGGTTTTACCATCTTTAGCCTTAACACTCTTCTGAACATTCGTTCGATTATATAAAGTTGTACCCGGCATGTTCTTACCCTCAGGAATTGGAGTCGATCACGATACTATCGATCTCATGTGTGGGTGGAAACGTAGGTTCGTTGTAAGTAAGATTGATTTTATTGATACGTATTGCTGGCCGTGATTCACCAAGAATGCATCTGCACTCAAATGGAAGCAGGATAGAATAAAGTGGACCAGCGCCATTTATTCTATCGGCCATATTAGGTACTTTGTCGTACTTGGGATTA